CGCATCAGGCAACTCACAGGCAATCTATGGGTCTGCTCTGCATGGTGGACAGCGACAACGGGCTACGGAAAGACGCCGTTAGACGCATTCAAGAACTGGAAGGACATGGTGAGGGAAGAAGCATGAGCACTGAATTTAAAAAGGGCAACAAACCCGGGCCCGGTCGTCCGCCTGGAACGCCGAACAAGGTCACTGCAGAGCTGAAGGACATGAGCCTCGGCGCATTGGCAGGCGCAGGCGGTATCGCTTATCTGCAGGACAAGGCTGAGAGCCATCCTGCGGCGTTTCTGGCGTTGGTGGGCAAGGTTTTGCCGATGCAGGTGACGGGAGCGAATGGCGGGCCGATGGAAGCGATGGTGACGGTCAAGTTCGTCAAAACGGAGGAATGATGGGCCGCAGCATCGAAGAAGTAGCGAGTGTGGTGCGGTACGACGCTGAGACGGGGCAGTTCTTTGCGCTCGAAGATGGGCGACTGCTCTCGACAAAGCATCCAAAGGGCTACGTTCGTGTTCGCATCCTGGGGGCTGATGTGTTGGCTCACAGGCTTGCATGGCACATGAGTGGCCGTGATCCAGCCGAAAGCATCGACCATATCAACCGTGTGAAGTCGGACAACAGGTTGTCGAATTTGCGCGCAGCAACGGCGAGCCAAAACCAGTGCAACCGTGACATGCAAGTGAACAATACAAGCGGAGTGGTTGGCGTTGCTCGCAATGCACGGGGCGACAAGTGGCTGGCGTGCATCAAAATCAATGGAAGGCGGAAGCATCTGGGCGTGTTCCGTGAGTTTGATGATGCTGTCGCCGTAAGGCGTGGGGCTGAGCCGGTTGTGAAGGGCGAGTTCTGCCCGCAATGAGCACCATCGAGTTGCCTGAGTGGGCGAAGCTGCTGTGGGAGCCGAGCAGGTACAAGGCCCTGTACGGCGGTCGCGGTGCGGCGAAGAGTCGCAGCGTGGCGACCGCACTGATTCTGCAGGGCGCCCAGCAAGTTCACCGCGTTCTCTGCGCTCGCGAGGTGCAGCGGACCCTCAAAGACTCGGTGAAGCGCCTACTCGACGACGAGATCGCCAGGTGCGGCCTCTCCGACTTCTACGAATCAACGGACAGCGAGATCCGAGGGAAGAACGGGACGCTGTTTGTTTTTGCCGGGCTTCAGCAGAACGTAGCCAGCGTGAAATCGCTGGAGGGCATCACCAAGTGCTGGGTTGAGGAGGCGTCGACGATCAGTCAGTCGAGCATCGAAACGCTCATACCTACGATCAGGCAGCCAGGCTCCGAACTCATCTTCACCTGGAACCCCCGGTTCGAGACGGATCCAGTGGACGTGATGTTTCGCGGAAAGCACGGCCCGCCTCCCCGAACCATCTTGCGCGAAGTCAATTTCGACGAGAACAAGTGGTTCCCTGACGTGCTCCGCGAGGAGATGGAGTACGACAAGCGCCGCGATCCTGACAAGTACGCTCACATCTGGCTCGGCCAGTACGAGCAGAACTCAGAAGCCCGCGTGTTCAAGAACTGGCGCGTGGAGGAGTTCGAGGTCGATCCGACGTGGGTTCTCCGACAAGGCGCCGATTGGGGTTTCAGCGTTGACCCGTCGGTTCTGGTGCAGTGCGCGATTGTTGGTCGCACGCTGTATGTGCCCTATGAGGCGTATCGAGTCGGCTGCGAGATCGTAGACACGCCTGAGCTGTTCATGCAGGTGCCGAACTCGGAGAAGTGGCCGATCATTGCCGACTCAGCGCGGCCCGAGACGATCAGCCACATGCGGCAGAACGGCTTCCCGAAGATCATGAAGGCTGTGAAGGGCGCGAAATCGCTGGAGGAGGGCGTCGAGTTCCTGAAGGGTTTCGACATCGTGGTTCATCCGCGCTGCAAGCACCTGGCCGACGAGCTGAGCCTGTACAAGTTCAAGACGGATCCGCTCACGGGCTTGGTGCTGCCGATATTGGACGACAAAGACAACCACGTCATTGACGCATTGCGATACGCTTGTGAGGGCGCCAGACGTGCGATGAAGACCAAGCCGGTCGAGGTCGAGCAGCCGGTGCCCATGCGGAATTATTACGGGAGACGGTGATGGAACGTGAAATCAATCAAAGACCGGTTGAGAAAAGTGCAGCTTGCCAGTCTGCTTGCCAGCAAGCCGTTGACTATGGAGTTTGGCCTGAGCACAGCTGCTCGCCAAAATGCGTGTATCTCGATCAGCCGCAAAAAGGGCAGGGTGCGAATCCTTTGAACCCAGCATGCCCTCAATTTTTCCGTTCGCTTTCGCTTCAGCCTGGCCAAATGCCTGTGATTTGCTAGGAACGGTCAGGCCTCATACCATAGAATTCACCTATCGCGCCACGTCTGGCGCTAGGAATTCGCTATGGGTCGGCAGAGTACGGACGACAGGCTGGAAGAAGTCCACAAGCGCGCTGTGTCGCGAATGGATGCGATCTTCACCGCCGTCAATGCGGAGCGAGAGCAGTGTCGGGATGACAGGCGCTTCTACTCCGTCACCGGTGCTCAGTGGGAAGGCGCCCTCGGCGAGCAGCACGCCAACAAACCTCGGATCGAGCTGAACAAGGTCCACTTGTCGGTGATTCGCATCATCAACGAGTACCGAAACAACCGCGTCAGTGTTGCTTTCACGCCAAAAGATGGCACTCCGAACGACAAGTTCGCGGATGTCTGCGCTGGGCTGTACCGGGCCGATGAGAACCTGAGCACGGCCAACGAAGCGTATGACAACGCGTTCGAGGAAGGTGTCGGCGGCGGGATCGGAGCGTGGAGGCTGCGCGCCTGCTACGAGAACGAGTTCGACGAGGAGAACGACCAGCAGCGCATTCGCATCGAGCCGATCTTCGATGCCGATTCCACTGTGTTCTTCGACCTGGACGCCAAGCGTCAGGACAAGGCAGATGCCAAGTTCTGCTTCGTCATCACACCGATGACGCGCGATGCCTACGAGGATCTGTACGGCGACGACGTAGATTCATGGCCGGAGCAGGTGAAGCAGGGTGAGTTCGACTGGGCCACGCCTGACACGGTGTACGTTGCCGAGTATTACGAGGTTGAGGAGACCAGCGAGGTCATTCACTACTTCCGTGGGTTGGTCGAGGGTGAGCCCGACATGCGGGTGCCCGACAGTGAACTGAAGGACGATCCGGGAAAGCTGGACCAGCTGAAGGCGACGGGCTTCCGAGAGGTGCGCAGGAAGCGGCAGAAGCGGCAGAAGGTGCACAAGTACCAGCTGTCCGGCATGAAGGTGCTAGAGGACGAGGGGATCATTGCCGGCCACTGCATTCCGATCGTCATGTACTTCGGAAAGCGGTGGGTCGTTGACGGGATCGAGCGCGCCATGGGCCATGTACGCCTGGCAAAGGATGCTCAGCGGCTCATCAACGTGCTGATGTCGTGGCTGTCGGATATCGCGACCCGCTTCGACATCGAGAAGCCGATCGTGACGCCTGAGCAGATCAGGGGGCATGCGAACGCCTGGGCCAACGACAACATCGAGCGGTTTCCGTACCTACTGCTGAACCCGATGACGGATCTGGACGGCAACCCTATGCCGGCAGGGCCGATCGGCTACACCAAGGCGCCGAATCTCCCGCCTGCGATGGCCGCGCTGATGCAGTTGGCCGAACAGTCGCTGCAGGATCTGCTCGGGAATCAGCAGGCCGGCGAGCAGCTGCAGCCGAACATGAGCGGCAAGGCGGTGGAGCTGATCCAGAACCGCCTGGACATGCAGACGTTCATCTACATGAGCAACCTCGGCAAGGCGACGAAGCGCTCCGGGGAAATCTGGCTGTCGATGATGCGGGATATCGCCATCGAGGACGAGCGGAAGATGAAGTCGCTATCCACCGATGGTGAGCCGAGCAGCGTCACGATCAACCGGCCGATCGTCGACAAGGATGGTGCGCAGACGACTGAGAACGACTTCTCCAAAGCCGCTTTCGACGTGGATGTGGACGTCGGTCCTTCGTCGTCCAGCCAGCGTGCAGCTGTAGTGCGAGCGTTGACCGGACTCGCGAGCCTCACGCAAGACCCTGAGATGTTGCAGGCGCTCACGCTGTCCACGATCACGAACATCCAGGGCGAAGGCATGCAGGATCTGCGCGACTGGGCACGCGCCAAGGCCGTTCGGATGGGCATCATCAAGCCGACCGACGAGGAAATGCAGCAGATTCAGGCCGAGCAGGCGCAACAGAAGCCAGATCCGCAGGCCGCGTTCTTGGAAGCGAGCGCTGGAAAGGCTCAGGCGGACATGGGCGCAGCGCAGGCCAAGGCGATCCAGACGATGGCCGATGCAGAGCTGAAGAAGGCGCAGACGGCCCAGATCGAAGCCACACTCACCGGCACGCATCCGGATCAGGCACTCGCACAGGGCGATCAGGCGATCCAGGCAGCCGGGAAGATGGCGGACATGCATCAGGCCGCCGCCCAGCACGATCTGGCGTCACGGCAGGCCGAGCATGCGATGAGTCAGCCTCCGTCGCCTCCTAAGCCGTCGCAAGCATGAAGCCCGACCCCTACGAGTGGAAGCTGGCTATCGGCATCTCGGTGCTGGTCTGCGCAGTGATCGGCGGCATCGTGTGGATGACGATCAACTTGGCGAAATAGACGATTTGTCAACCAGCCGAATTGGCTAGATCGCCGATCTGTCAACCAAGGTGCCGCCCTGCTGGATTTGAACCAGCGACCACTGAATGTGACTACAGCGCTCTGACCTGCCTGAGCTAAGGGCGGCGAGCGGTGATCAGCCGCTCAATCAGCCTCCGGGAACCCCCAGAAGCGGAAATTGGTGTGGTGGCCGTCACTTCCGGCTGCCGGGATATACCGCCTCGGTCGGCTAGTCACGTTAAGGGACGCGGAAACAACCCATCGCACGTCTATCCGTGCTGCACCACGCGCGCCATGCTACAGCATTTCTGCATAGCATTCATCAATCGCTATTGCATTTCCTAATAGCTTCTGCCTAAAGTCCTGTCCCATGGCCTCCGCCGAGCCAGCTTTCGGTGAGTTGAAGGGATCAGACGATGGATGCAGACGACAACGTCGAGCTAGACGAGATCGAAGTCGAACCCGAGGAAATGCCCGAGGAGCCTGAACAGGATCCGGATCAGTCCGGTGATGAGCAGGAGGGCGACGAATCAGGTGATGACGAGGTCACTGTCTCGATCGGCGATGAACCGCCTGAGTCGGAGCAAGACGAGTACGCCGGATCTGGAGCCCCGCAATGGGTGAAGGATCTACGGGTCAAGACGCGAGAACT